GTAAGATTTGTAAAGGGCACAGCAGTATATAACCCTACGCAAACCACTATAACTGTGCCCACAGCACCATTAACCGCAGTTGCAAACACACAACTACTAACACTACAAAACAATCAGCCCAACAACAATAATATGTTTTTGGATAGTAGTGCCAGTAACTTTTTAATTACTAGAAATGGTAATACAACACAGGGCAGTTTTACGCCCTATGGTGGTGGCTGGAGCAATTATTTTGATGGCACTGGAGATTATTTAACAATGCCTTACAGTGCATCTACAGTCCAGTGGTGGGACACAGATTACACTATTGAAATGTGGATTTTCAATAGAGTAAACGCCCAGAGTGCTACTAATAGTTTGCCATTACAAGTTGCATATGGTTTACCAACTAGTGCAGATACATACTGGAGTTTTGGTACAAATTCATCGGGTAACTTATATTTTTATTACTATAATGGTGCTGGAGTAACTAACGCAGTCAGTACTTCTACTGTTGCTTTGAACACCTGGACTCATGTTGCCATGGTTTACACTAATTCAAATTCCACCCTTAAGGGTTACATTAACGGGGTTCAAGCATTTTCAGTATCAAAATCTGGTACCCCACAGGGGCCCTCGGGTTCTACCTTAAATTTAGGTTCGGTGCAAAATACTGGATACAATGGTTATATTTCAAATTTACGCATAGTAAGAGGTACAGCAGTATATACCGCAGCGTTCACGCCACCCACAGCACCTCTCACACCAATCGCTAACACCAGCCTACTAACTTGTGCTGATAATAGATTCATAGATGACAGTGGTAACAACTTTACTATAACAAGAAACGGTGATGTTAGCGTACAACGCTTCAACCCCTTCAACCCAGTGTTGACTACTCCCACAAGTTATAGTGGTTACTTTGATGGCACTGGGGATTATTTGACAGCGCCAAATAATGCTGCCACTACACTAAATGCAGACTTTACTATTGAGTTTTGGGTTTACCGTTCTGCAAGCGGCAACAACTTTTTCTTTACTCTTGGAGATTCTTTTACTTCTACGGGGATTGAAGTTTATATAGGTAGTACAGGATCTGCACTAATAGTGTATTCCAATGGAGCTAACCGTATCAGTAGTGCAACATTACCTGCAGTTGGAACTTGGTCACATGTTGCTGTGGTTCGGGCAGGAACAACAGTGACTCTCTATTTAAACGGAGCTTCACTGGGTACTTGGACTTCATCGGCTACATTTTCGGGAACAACGTATATAGGAGCTGAATTTTTCAACGGAAGTGTAACAGGTGTATGTACAGGATACATATCCAATGTGCGTTTGGTCAAAGGCACAGCAGTTTACACAGCAGCATTCACGCCCCCAACTGCACCACTAACCGCAGTGTCAGGTACAAGTCTACTAACATGCCAAAACGCCACATTCGTTGATAATAGCACCAACAACTTCGCCATAACCGTCTTTGGTAACAGCCAGCCCACTCAATTCAACCCATTTGGCTGGACTAGTACCACTGGTAGCAATGCTACTTACAGTGTGGCAAATTACGGTGGCAGCATGTATTTTGATGGTACTGGGGATTACTTAGTTAGTGTTTTATCACCAGTACTTAATCTTACCAATGGTAATTGGACTATAGAGGTTTGGTTATATCCAACCAGTCTAGCAGCCCAAAGTGCGTTTTTTGGTACATTTAACGGCAATTCCAGAGGATTAAGTCTCATGGTTAACACCAATGGAACTGTACAGTCAGATAATAATGGAGACGGAGCATCCGTTGGAACATCTTCGGGTTCTTCTGTTGTACGCATAAATCAATGGAACCACGTTGTTGTAACTAGGTCTGATAATACTATCAGTTACTATATAAATGGCGTTGCGTCTGGCAGTTCCGCTACAGGAACTTATTATGATCAAACAACTCAAAATTTTTATATTGGTAGCACTTTAAATCCTGCAAAGTTTTGGACTGGATACATATCTAATCTAAGATACATTAGAGGCACAGTTCTTTATACTGCGTCTTTTGCACCACCAGTGGCACCATTACAGCCTATACAAAACACCCTGATATTGGCTAACGGTACCAGTGCAGCCATTTACGACAGTGCCATGATGGCCACTTACGAAACACTGGGCAATGCTAGTACCACTGGAGTAATCAAGAAATACGGTAATAGCAGTATGTCGTTTGATGGCACTGGCGATTACTTGGTCTCACCATTCTCAGTAAATAATAATTTAGGTACTGGAAGTTTTACTTTTGAAGCCTGGTTATACCCAAGTAGCATTGCCGGAATACGCGGTTTTTATGCACTAAGTGGCGGACCTGGTGGTGTGCCCAAATTTGTGATGCACCTTAATGCAGGGACACCCAGTATTCATTATAACGGATTGACAGGCGGTTCGGATATTTACACAACAGCCACTAGTGCGATCACTGCAAATACCTGGACTCACCTTGCGTTTGTGCGTAACGGAAGCACTTGGACTTGGTATATAAACGGGGTGGCATCCGGCACTGGGTCAAATAGCACAAATATTACATTTACCACTCAACCACTCTATGTAGGGTACGGGGGAGAAAGTTATTTCACTGAATTCAACGGCTACATAGATGACTTACGAGTAACAAACGGTGTAGCCCGTTATACAGCTAACTTCACACCGCCCACATCACCAGTTATACAGTTTTAATTTTGTGTTTTCCCATTAATGGGATAAATACTATTGACATAGGCACCGAGAATAGTTTAATATTCATATTGTGTATGTTAGTTGATTCATAGGGAATCAGCGAATTTATATTAGGCTCAACAAAGACCAACTTAAGGAGAAATATTATGGCCTCATTAGCAGAAATCAGGGCACGAATTGCTGCCCAAGAAAACAAGTCAAACAAAGGCGCATCAGGCGCTACATCTGATAACGCAATCTACCCCCACTGGAATATGGATGAAGGTACAATCGCTACTGTGCGATTTTTGCCCGATGCCAACTCTAGCAACACATTCTTTTGGGTAGAGCGTCAAATCATTAAGCTTCCCTTCAATGGTGTGAAGGGTGATCCAAACATGAAGCAAGTTGTTGTACAAGTTCCGTGCACGGAGATGTATGGCGACAGTTGCCCAGTTTTGGCAGAAGTTCGTCCTTGGTATAAGGATGAGTCATTGAAAGAAATGGCTAACAAGTATTGGAAGAAGCGTAGTTATTTGTTCCAGGGTTTCGTTCGTACAAATCCTTTAGGTGATGACAAGGCTCCTGCTAACCCTATTCGCAGGTTCATTATCAGCCCGCAAATCTTTACTATCATCAAGTCTAGTTTGATGGATCCTGAAATGGAAGAATTGCCAACTGATTATATGCGCGGTCTTGATTTCAACATTAAGAAGACCAGCAAAGGTGGTTATGCTGATTACAGTACTTCAAACTGGGCCCGTAAGGAAAGCTCATTGACTGAGGCTGAACAAGCCGCACTTGAAAGTCATGGCTTGTTTAATCTTGCTGACTTCTTGCCCAAGAAGCCCACTGAAGCAGAACTTCGTGTTATCAAAGAAATGTTTGAAGCAAGTGTTGATGGTAAGCCTTACGATAATGAGCGTTGGGGTCAATACTATCGTCCTTATGGACTTGAAGCTCCTGCAGGTTCTACAACGGCTGAACCAACTGCGACTGCTGGAACCAGTGCACCCGTTAAACAACCCGTAGCAGAATCTTCTGCTCCTTGGGAAGATGAAGAACCACAAACATCTTCACAACCTGTCAAGGTTCCTAGTGCCCCATCAAGCGATAAAGCACAAGACATTTTGGCAATGATCCGAGCAAGACAGAATAAGTCTGCTTAAACGGAATAAGGGGCTTAGGCCCCTTCCATAGGAGATAACTATGACATTACCAGATGAAAGATTTCGGGCTTTAAAGCAAAGTAAAAAATTACTGGAAGAGTTATGCGATCCTGGTCGTACTCCTAGAGTACCCAGTGTTGTAAGAGATAGGGCAAGAGGTTGCCTAAGGCATTATCCTAGTGATTTTGAACTAGAACGGATTGCCGATAACTGCCCAGAATACCTTGACAAACTATCATTTACTGATAGACTGTATACAAACGGCATTACAAAATAAGGAAATAAAATGAAACTTAATAAACTTGATAAAGTAAGTGATTCCTTTACCATTTATCGTTATGATAATGGTTGGATGATTGAAATCAGCGGGCGTGACACAGAAAATGATTGGAAAACTACTAAAATTGTGTGTAACACCGAAGAACAACTGATTGAAATGATTAAAGAATATAACATTAAAAAGTTGGATAATTAATATGGGAAAGCCATTTGACGTAAGTAAATTTAGAAAGGATATCACCAAGTCTATTGAGGGCTTGAGCATTGGTTTCAATGACCCGACAGATTGGGTGAGTACAGGAAATTATGCTCTCAATTACCTCATTAGTGGTGACTTTAATAAAGGCGTACCTCTTGGTAAAGTTACTGTCTTTGCCGGAGAGTCAGGATCAGGAAAGTCATACATCTGTTCAGGCAACCTCGTCAGACACGCACAACAACAAGGCATCTTTGTTGTCTTGGTTGACTCAGAAAATGCCTTGGATGAAGATTGGCTGAAAGCACTCGGTGTAGATACCAGTGAAGATAAACTATTGAAACTCAACATGGCAATGATTGATGATGTTGCCAAGACTATTTCAGAGTTTATGAAGAACTACAAGGCACTGCCTGCTGATGATAAGCCTAAAGTTCTTTTCATCATTGACAGTCTAGGTATGCTACTGACACCTACTGATGTTAATCAGTTTGAAGCAGGTGACATGAAGGGTGACATGGGTCGTAAGCCTAAGGCATTGACGGCACTTGTTCGCAACTGTGTTAATATGTTTGGCAGTCACAATGTAGGATTGGTTGCGACTAATCACACATATGCTTCACAAGATATGTTTGATCCTGATGATAAGATTTCAGGTGGTCAAGGCTTTATCTATGCTTCAAGTATTGTTGTTGCTATGCGTAAACTCAAACTTAAAGAAGATGAAGATGGCAACAAGGTAAGTGAAGTTAGAGGTATTCGTAGTGCTTGTAAGGTTATGAAAACTCGCTACGCAAAACCATTTGAAAGTGTTCAAGTTAAGATCCCGTACGACCAAGGTATGAGTCCGTTTTCAGGTCTTACAGATTTGATTGAAGGAAAAGGATTACTCTCAAAAGAAGGTAATAGTCTGGTATATACCACAAAAGACGGAGAAATCATAAAAAAGTTTCGCAAAGGCTGGGAGCGAAATGACGATAATTGTCTGAATATTGTAATGAAAGATATCATGCTTTCACCCAAAGAAACTCCGATGGAATCTCCTGATGAAGAATAAAATATGGATTCATAGCAGTTAGCATAAATAATATTATGGAGACTGCTATGTATTACATATACGCCCTAATAGATAATAGAACCAACCTTCCTTTTTATATAGGTAAAGGTAAAACTGAAAATCAAAGACATTTGGATCACTTCAAGGAAACTATTGACAATACTGATAATCGTCATAAGTTCTTTAAGATTCAATATTTACGAGAACAGGGATACGAGATACCTATAAGTATTTTGACTGACAATATTATTGATGAAAATGTCGCATATGAGATTGAGGCATCTTATATTAAAAAATACGGGAGAGAAAATATTGATGAAGGCGGTATATTGACCAACATTTGTTTAGATAAACGACCCCCTTCTCATAAAGGTAAAAAGCAAGCACCTGCTCATTTAGAAAAAAGAATAGAAAGTTATAAAAATACTCTATTAGAAAATGGCAGAAAACCCATGACAGCAGAAACAAAAAAGAAAATTGGGTTAGGTGTCACAGGTGAGAAGAACGGGTTTTATAACAAGCACCACACAGACGAAAACAAAAAGAAACATTCAGAAAGAATGAAGGGTAACAAAAACAATATAAAAACCTATAGATTTATTTCACCCGATTCAGTTGAATATATAGCTGAGGGGTTTTATAATTTTTGTAACCTACACAATTTAAGTGTGCCTACTATGGAAAAGATTATGAGAAATAAAAAGATACCAGCCCGCGGTTCATGTAAAGGATGGTTTGTTGAAAAATATAATTCAAAGATAAGTAATGTATCAACAGAGGAGAACATTACAGAATGAGTTTAGATTTTGTAGCAGAAGTATGGGATGCATTAAGAGGTCATATTGATATCTCTGAAAGAAAAGATGCCGCTGACACATTGGTTAGCTTTTTAATTGACAACAATTATGAAGCAGATGAAATCAAAGAATCTTTCCGTGGTGAAAAAGAAATTTTGAACGCACTCAAAGATTATGTCAGTGAACATGAATTAGAAGAAGAATACGAAGAAGATTACGACGACGAAGATGAAGAATGGTGATGAATGAATTGGTACACTAAAGTCACACAAAATCTTGGTGTGATACCCGATTTTATTACACATTATGAATCAGAATTAATCTCGGCAAAAAAAGAAGTTTCCATTTATGGCAATGTAGAAAAGAACATTGCCAACCTACCGGGTGTTACTGAGCATAGATTTAACCAGCTTCAAGAAATTGAGGCTGTGTTAAATTACCTCAACATACAACTTAGGAAAATTCGCCGAAAGCATTTTCAAAAATATTTAGAAGCGTATAATAGAGCATTGACTAGCCGTGATGCTGAAAAGTATGTTGATGGTGAGGATGAAGTCATTGACTTTGAAACCATTATCAATGAAGTAGCACTACTACGCAATCGTTGGTTAGGCATTATGAAGGGTCTTGAAGCCAAACAATGGCAGATGGGACACATTGTAAGATTACGAACAGCCGGTATGGAGGACATTACAATTGGCTAATACAAAATTATCCGCTCAACAAATTAATAAAATATTAGGTAACATTACTTTCCCTAATAGTTTGTCTACGAACGGTACCATTCAAGGATCTGGAAATGTGAATATTTTTTCTTTTGGTGAAGAACAACAATCTAAGTATTTTAAAAAATACGAAATTTACGAATCAGAAGAAGATTTGTTGGCATTGAGTTGTGCTTGGTATAGAATACGAAACAGTTCTACAGATACTAATCTAGCCATTCGCCCTACAATTAGTAAGCTTCTGGATAGAGATTTGTTCCCGTTAGTAACTGACGAAGATAAAGAATTAGCAGGTAAGGTTCGTGACTATTACAGCAAAAAAATTATGATGCTGAAATTAAAAAACGAACATATCTCTAACTATACTGAGGACTTGAATAAATTTGTTCACAGCGATGGAACTAAATTTGTAGAGCAAACATTTGGATTGGCATATCGTTTGCCCCAGTTCTACTTCTATGATATAGAGATTGATAAAATTTTCAGCGGAAGAAAAACGGTAGTATCAAAAAATGTTATAGGCAAAGAGTTAAAAACATTATCATTCATTAGTAAAACTGTGTTAGATCGCCGATCATTAAAGCGTAATGAATATTGGTTTAGTGACGAAAACAATAATGTTGTTGCTCTTTACTTAGATAAAAATAATCCATTGACTGGTATATTTGAACAACTCATACAAAATCCTATCACTCTCAGTGGTCTTTATTATACTAAACGAAAGCACGATATAGGATTCTATCAAGTTGAAAAGTATGATTTGGTTAACTAATCGCAGTTAATGTGCTAACTGTTCTATGTTATTACACATAGTCCTGACACTTAATATGGTACCTTATTACGGTAAATATTAGTTTGTGAAAGGAAACAAAAAACATGGAACAAGTAAGCAAAGCATTTGGCATGGCAGGAGTATTTCTAGGTCATGTTATGGATTTAGGAATCAAACTGATTGCCGTAGGCGTTGTTCTACAAATCCTATTTGGTGCGGCAGTACCATTCCTAGGCATTGATGTAGTTGGCTCTATCGCTAAGTTCGTTGGTGCATTAGGCGAGAAGGGTCTTGTAGGCTTGATTGCCCTAGCAGTTATTTTTTGGGCTTGGAACAAAAAGTAATCGTTTCACACACTAACACAGAACCCGCCTAGTGCGGGTTTTTTTGTTGACATACCCGTAAAATTACTATATAATTTATTCTATACAGTTTATTGAGAGGAACTTATGAGTCTTAGCCCAGATGCACTTAAATTGATAAAAAACTATTTTTTTGGTGATAAAAAAGAATTTAACAAATTGACCAAAGTAGCACAAGAAATTATTGAGACATTTTTATTTGACAAAAATTCAAGTACATTAAGAGAGGAACTAACACTTTCTGTGGCAGGTTGCAAAAAAATAGATAAAAAACAAGGAGCAGACGGCTATGACAGTACAAGAAAAAAATATGTTGAAGTAAAACCTGAATACGCTCACAAAAATGAAAAGGGGAAACAAAAAAAATTAACAGGTGGCGGTAGTTTTAATGATATTACCTTGAAAAAAATCAATGATATTAAAGACTGGGATATTCTTTGTTCAGGGTTTGCAGACGATAAATGCCTTTTTGTGGTGAGGTTCCCTGCAAATCATATCACTTCAGATTTAGAAGCAAAACTCTTAAAGAAAATTAACAATTCAACCACTCGTAAATCCGTGAGATTTGGATATAAACAATATATTGACTGCCCAAATTTAGAAATACTTTACTTTGATGAAAATAATTCAAAAAAATGTATGAGTAAAGTAATGCTTCAAAAATTTATAAACCTAACAAAATGATTTTAAATTATTTAAATAAAAGATTTAGTTTAAGAAATTTATCAAATTCTGATTTTGAAAATCTATTGCCCCATCTTGCTAAAGAGTTAGAACAAACTAGTTTCCTACATAATTATTCTGTTGACGAATTAAAAAAAGATTGGCAAAAACTTTGCAAATGGACTACCACAGATAACGATATCAATTCTACCTCTAGATTGGGTATGAAATTGAGTGAACACTTTTGCCCTAATTTCTATGATATTGAAAGTGCAACAGGAACTAGTTTTAAGAGTTTGTGGAAGGCAGAAAATTTAGAAAAAATTCTAAGATGGAACCGTAAAAGTCATAGCACCCCGTACATGAGTGAGTTAAAGCGTGGCATTTACTTTTGTTGTGGTCTAACAAAAAACACAATGTACAGACCTCAAATGATGAAACTAGCCTGCATAAAATACAAGCCTGAAATAGTCCTTGATCCTTGTGCAGGTTGGGGAGGTCGCATGCTCGGTGCAGTATCGTATGGGGCCCATTACATAGCATTTGAACCAAACACTGAAACTTATAAAAATCTAAATGACATTGTGAACTTTTTGGGGATACAAAATCGTGTGACCTTGATTTGTGATGATGCGTTAAACATGAAAAAATACAACCTACCTAAGGTAGATTTAGTTTTAACAAGTCCTCCCTACTTTGACCTTGAAGTATACGCACATCAAAATACGCAATCAATTACCAATACACCAACCTACCAAGCTTGGGCAGATACTTTTTTGCGTGGGATCATTCATTTGAGCATTGAACATCTTAAAGAAGATGGTGTTAGTTGCTGGAATGTAGGTAAGGTACGCAATCGGGACATGAGTGATGATGTACTTGCCTACCATAAAGAATTGGGTTTTAGTGTTGTGAACACCCTCAATGTGGTGAGCAGTAAAAGGCAAAGCAATCAGACTTCACAAAAGAATGCCAAGAGTGCGGATACCACTGTAGTCTATAAAAACTAAATTTGACAATAAATGGTTCCTGTGCTATACTAAGGTATAGTTGATAAGGAACTGTATGAACTACACTCTGGTAACTCCCCAAGGTCGTATCTACACTTTCTACATTGAAGCCACTGCATTGTGCTACCAGCAAGCATACGGTGGCGTTGTTTTTTCACAACAGATTTTGAAGGATGAACATGTCACAGCCTGTGTACAATAAGGAACTTAAGTGCAAGGATTGTAAACACGCCAAGGGCTCATTCATGGCTCGGCTATTGCGTGAAAGTTATTTTTTCAAGTGCCATATTCCCGAGTCCTGGAATGAGGAAAAGTATGACCCGGTGTTCGGTAAAATTACCCCGGGTTATTTTCATAGTTGCAATGTAATGCGTGGAACCTACGAAGCCTGTGGTCCTGACGGAAAGCGTTGGACTCCCCGTGACACTAAACTGATTTTTCTAGCACTAAAAAACGGTTGACAATAATTGGATTTGGGCATATAATACAAATATGCTGAAAAAACAACATGTTACCCTAATTAAGAACGCCGAGGGCTATCTTTGGGCCGAGATGGGTAAGCAATACAAAACACTCAAGGGCGCAAAAATCGGAGCCCTGCATGATGCTCGGACGCTCGCAAAGCGTGATGTCCGAGTGTATACTTTCCTTACAATTATTGGTTGACAATAATTGGATTTGGTTATATAATAGTCTCATAGACAGTTAGATACAGGAGCGAATTATGCGTGCAAAGCGTTTGGTTGAAGGTCTGAATAACAGCCAAAAAATCCGTGTGATTGTTGACGGTGTTGGCTTCTTTACTACGGTGGCTGGCGTGTTTGATATGTGTTTTATTGCCCAGCGTGTCTCTGTGCTTATGGCTCTACAAACCATCGGTACTAGTCAGGCTCTGACGGGCAAGGAAATTACTGGTATCGCCCGTACATACAATGCCTATGACCACGATGGTCAAAAGGTTGATGTTCAGGTTCAAGTTGACCTCATTTAAGGAGTAATTATGGCTAAGATGATCACCTCGGCCCAGATGAATAAATGGGTAGCTGAGACATGGAAGCGTATTCAAGACCAAGCATGGAAGGGTCAGTAAAATGGGTTACAAGGTTCTTGGTCGCACTGAAGATGTTTATGGTGGGTACAAGCCTATCAAGGGTCTTGAGGGTCCGTTTGCTTTCGTGGGTGGTCGTGTATTGTATTACGATCCGAAGGCAGGTCAATACTGGGATCCCAAGACTGATTTCTATGTTGAACAATTTGAAATGAACACTCTCAATGAGGAGTTGGCTCGTTTTCTCTCACGCTGAAAGGTTGACAAAAAATGTCTAGGATGAGTGATATTTCCATGGATATTCAAGAATATTTGGAAGAGGGTATGCACCCCACTAAGATTGCTAGGATTCTTAATATTCCGTTGAGTTGGGTCTATGACACCCTAGAATCCATGGAATCTAAATCTGAGGATTTTGATCCGTTCAGCACGGTGAATTCCTGAGGTTGACAATAATTGGATTTGGTTATATAATAGTCTCATAGACAGTTAGATAACGGAGCAAATATGAAGGTCGTCATTTACACTCAAGTCCGCGAAAACTACGGTACCGTTGCTGAACCCTACTGGAAGATGAAGGGCGGTGAGGTCTTTGTTGTTCCCGATCTGACAGTTGAACAAACCCTTAAGGTCAAGGAGCGTGGTATACCCACCCTCAAGGCATTGATTGAAACCCATTCGGATATGTTTGAGGAGTATGTGGTTGACTACGCCATCCTTGACAATGATGTTAAGGTTACCGAGCCGTGGGAGACCCCGTTTGAACTCCGTTGGATCGGCGGTCGTTGGATCGCTAATCGCACCGTTGAGAACGGTGAGTATGGCTATATGAACTCCAAGGTCGAGCGTAAGACCGAGGAGTATGATATGGAGATGGCTGGCGGTCGTGCCAACTATCGTGTTGTGTATACGATGCGTGACGGAGCAATTGTCACCGGTGATCAAGTGTCCGAATACCTCGCAAAGGCTGCGTAATGGATAAAATTGTGCGTGACGGCATGGTTGCCGTGCTAGTATCTCCCGGCTTCGGTGCCGGCTGGTATACTTGGAACAAAGAAATGCCCGAATTGTTGTTTGATCCCACCCTTGTGGATTTGGTATTGAGCGGTGCTGAGTCTGAGGAACTTGTGGCTTATGCTGACTTGAAGTACCCTGAGGGGTACACTGGCGGAGCAGGCGACTTGATTGTAAAGTGGGTACCTGAAGGGGCACAGTTTCGTATTGATGAATACGATGGCTCCGAATCATTGGTATTAGAATCTGAGGAAGTTTGGATCACGGCCTGAGGTTGACAATAAATGGATCCTGTGTTAAACTAGGATCTTTCAGTCAACTTCAGGAATAAACATGACTCTACTTTCCGATCTTTCTGATTTTATTGAAGCCTGCAAGACCTTGGATAACTATGCAATTTTTGACTTGTTTGAAGATGGATGCACCGAGGAATTGCGTGAACTGATTTATTCATTCGGAGATCCGGATTGCTATGAACCTTTCCGTGACGCAATGTACAACCTAGGATTTGTAGATTTTTAATAGGTTGACAATAAATGGATTTGGCTATATAATACATACATAGACAGTTAAGACACAGGAGCAAATATGTCAACGATTCGCATTCTCTCTGGTTCGTATCGCAATCAAACCGTTCGTAACGAGGTTTTTACCCTTGTCAAGGGTTTTCAAACCGGCAAGAAAGGTAACTATGTTACTGTCAAGAATGACGGCCAGTTTCCCGGCTACAGTGATGAGATTAAAATCAAGGTTGACAATATGCAGGCTATTGAATTTCTGAACGGCTCTTCGGTTGTCAGTCAAGTGTCCGAGGCTCCTGCTGAGGTTGTTACCGAGACTGATGAGCAGGCTATGGACCGCATCAAGGAGCGTTTTGCAGTCCTTGATGAAATGTCTAAGGCATGTATCTCAGGTGATATCCGTGCTATGATTGTGACTGGCCCCCCCGGTGTCGGTAAGAGTTTCGGCGTCACTACGCAAATGGAAAAGGCTAGCCTGTTTGATCAGGTTGTAGGCCGCAAGTTGCGTTTTGAAATTGTCAAGGGTACTATGTCCGCTATCGGATTGTTTGCTCTGTTGTACAAGTATTCGGATCGCAAGAATGTATTGGTCTTTGACGATTGCGACATTTGGGAAGATCAGGATGCTGTGAATATTCTCAAGGGTGCTTTGGATTCAGGCAAGACCCGTCGTATCTCTTACAACAAGGATAGCCGACTGTTGCGTGAAGAAGGTGTCCCCAACACTTTTGACTTCCATGGTTCTATCATTTTTATCACTAACAAGACCTTTGATAACAAGCGAGCCACTAAGATTCAGCCGCACTTGGATGCTCTCCAGTCTCGCAGTCACTTCTTGGACCTGACTATCAACACCGAGCGTGATAAGATGCTCCGTATCAAGCAAGTCCATCGTGATGCTGACCCCGGGTTGTTCGTTGACTATGGGTTTGACAAGGAACAAGAGGAAACGATTCTGAATTTCATGTGGGACAATCACAACAAGTTGCGTGAAGTGTCCTTGCGTATGACTTTGAAGATTGCTGATTTGGTTAAGATTAGCCCGACCAATTGGCAGAATCTGGCACGTGCCACGTGCATGAAGGGCTGATATTCCGTAAGTAGATTAAACAAGTTTTAGGGGACTTTGGTTCCCTTTTTTTGCCTTTGTACTTGTGATTGTATATTGTAAAATGCTAAAATCAAAAGATGATTGAATTAAAAACTCGGGAACATTTGGTATACTACATGCAGGTTGGAATGATGAAACTAAGTTCGTTGGACTTAAAGTTTGTTACTAATTTGCACTTTGCCATTTTACAAAATCAGTCTGTGACTACAAACCAAATAGCGTTATTTGAAAAATTAGTGATTAAGTATCAACGACAACTAACAAAAAATAAAATTTCACCTACCTTGATATCTAAATTAAATTGGCAAGCAACCAATATTGTCCCCAGCGAAAAAGAATATACAGAGGCAAAGGTTTCTATTGAAAACAATTTCATATACTTTCGGTCCCCCTTCAGTAAAAAATTTATAAGTGATTTAAGAACACAAACTCATTTTTTTAAATGGGATAAGGATAACAAAAGATATTCGGCTCCGTATGGGTCGTATTCTTTGAAGTTGATTTTAGACACAGCTAAAAAATATTATCCAGTGATTAATTACTGCGATACGACTAAAACACTTTTAGAAAAACTAAAAAGACATGATTCTGTCAAGTATTGGAACCCAACTCTGGTAAAGGTAAATAATCAGTATATGATTGCGGCTATCAACAATCATATTCATAATCAGTTGTCTAATATAACACTAAATACTGATATAAAAACACTAGCATATCTTTCTACTCTAGGTGTAGATATCTCAGACGAGATAAAATTTCAAAACAAAAAAACCAAATTTGCTAGTGAATACGATACTGAAATTTTAATTGAAGATATTTTTGATCTACCTCATTGGCTTCGTGAAATAGAATGCGATGCAGTTGGTATAATTGCAGAACACTCTTTGCCCCAATCATTGAAGACCGAACTAAGACAAAAGTTTTCTGAATCTGGAATTCAAGTTTTTAATTTAATGAAATTATTCTTAGAAGATGTTGATAGTTATCAAACTAAAAAAATAGCTATCATTTATTTTTCTAGCAAAATGAATTACAAGCATACTGTATCCGATCTTAACATTACTAAAAGAATCAAAGTACTCAACAACACTCCCATAAAGATATCATGAAAACTTGTAAAATTATTGTTAAGGATGAAGTTAATTGTAAAATAGAAAACTTGGATTTAGGAGACAGAAAAACGTTACTTCATATGTTTGAGTACGAAATTCCTGGTGCAAGGTATTTGCCCGCGGTTAGGTTAGGTCGTTGGAATGGTAAGGTAAGTTATTTTAGTTTAGGTGGTAGCACTTATCTTAATCTATTGCCTGAGATTTTGCCCTTACTTGATCAGGCAGGATATGACATTCAGTTAGAGGACTTGCGCGAATACTCCACAACATTCAATTTTGCTCAAGTGTCCGAGGATCTATTTTCTCAACATGTATGGCCCAAGAAGCATCCATTAGAGGGTCAGCCTATTAAGTTGCGTGACTATCAAGTAGAAGTTATCAACCGTTTCTTAGAGAATCCGCAGTGTATTCAGGAAGTAGCAACAGGTGCAGGTAAAACAATTACAACGGCAGCATTGAGTTATAGCATACAAAACTATGGTCGCAGTATCGTAATCGTTCCTAACAAGTCACTTGTTACACAAACAGAAGAAGATTATCGCAATGTAGGATTAGATGTAGGTGTCTACTTCGGTGATAGAAAAGAAATAGGCAAGACACACACAATTTGTACTTGGCAAAGTCTCAACAATATGTTGAAGAAAACTAAAGCAGGTGAAGCAGAAATTCCTATCGGTGAGTTTATTGAAGATGTTGTTTGTATCATTGTAGACGAGGTGCATCAAGCAAAGGCAGACGCACTTAAAACACTAATGACTAGCGTATTCAGTCATGTACCTATTCGTTGGGGTCTTACTGGAACTATTCCCAAAGCAAAGTTTGAAGCACAAGCATTGTTTGTTAGTATCGGGTCCGTTGTAGGAAAACTAAGTGCCAGCGAATTACAAGACAAAGGTGTGTTGGCACAATGTCATGTAAACATTGTGCAGTTACAAGATGGCGTAGAGTTTACAAACTATCAAAGTGAGCTAAAACATCTATTAGAAGATAAGAAAAGATTAGACACAATCGCCGAGCTAATCTTAAAAATAAAAGACAGTGGTAATACTTTAATCCTTGTTGACCGTGTAGCAGCCGGCAAAGAATTAGTAGACCGATTACCTAATGCAGTATTTGTCAGTGGCGAAACAAAATTAACTGAAAGAAAAGAAGAATATGATGAGGTGGCGACGAGTAGTGATAAGATTATTGTGGCGACTTACGGTGTGGCCGCTGTGGGTATTAATATTCCTCGGATTTTTAATCTGGTTCTTTTGGAGCCCGGAAAAAGCTTTGTTAGGGTTATACAATCTATTGGGCGAGGCATTAGAAAAGCTGAGGACAAGGACTTCGTACAAATCTGGGACATAACAAGTAGTTGCAAGTTTGCCAAACGGCATTTGAGCCAACGAAAAGCCTTTTACAAAGAGGCAAGTTATCCATTTGATATTGAAAAACTTAATTATAAGTGATATATTCATAATATGCGGATATTAACATTAGACAATCAACCTTACAACCTAGAAAATCTTCCCGAAGAAATAGACGATCTGCGTTTTGCAATACTAGACAACAGTAATCCACAAAATGTAGACTATCATTATATTCCATTAATCTTTTTAGAAAGCTTTAGTGCGCCTGCACTGGTATTAAACATTGGCAACAAGCGTATTAAGATGCCAGTAGATTGGCAGATACTTATCGGTGAGAAAGAACACGGCGACTTAGAAACACTTCCACTTACTAGTATTAACGACAGGGGCTTTTCAGCATTTGAATTTAATCCACTTAGTAGCTTTAGACCAGATTTTCTACCCATTGAAATCATAGACATATACCATGATGTAACTTGGTATGCTCCTAGATTAAAGAACGGGCAGTTTTTATCTGTGCCCATTGACGATGGTCCTAAGCCCAGATGTGTTTACTTTGTTAAAGAGATTAGTAGAAACTGTGAGATTGTAGATTATAATCAGGCGTTTTGATGGCAAAAGAAAAGTTATCCAAAGACGAAAAGTTTGAAAAGCAGGATCTTGACTTGTTTGAAGTGCTTGCGGCTTTAGACAAAAAAGATTATGGATACTATGATAAGTTGACTGAGGAGCAACAGAAAAAGTTTGTTCCCTTTATGATGACTCATTGGATGAGCGCAATCAAAGGTAGTGAAGGCTTAAGCCGTTACTATGTAATGAGCGTTAACCAGTTCGCTAACAAATATTTGTTTAATGAAAATGTACAAAAGCATCCTAAACTAGTTTGGATGATGTTGTGTGCATCAAGTCCGGGTGTAGGTAAACAGTTTCATCAGTGGATCCCGCATATCTCAAGTAGTGTAAGTAAGTTAAAATCTCCGGCAAAAGTCAAAGACATTAAAGAGTACTTTGCAAAGGTATATCCAAACACAGATAGTAGTACATTGCAAGAATTCGCAGAAGAATTCGTCCGAGACAACAAGCGTAAAATTCATTTAAGTGAATTGTTTCCTTATCTTAAAATTGAAGATATTGAAACATTAAATCAAATCGTAACCGACAAAGACATTGAACAATATGAAAAAGACAGGGGCAACTGAAACTAAAAATTTTAGTTGTGATTTTTGTGGGCGTAGTTTTTTGCGCGAGACTACCATCGCAAAGCATTTGTGTGAATACAAACAACGATGGTTGAACAAAGAACTGCAAGGTAATAGACTGGGCTTTCAAGCATGGCTACAGTTTTACAAAAAGAATACTAGTACTAAAAAGCAAAAAACCTACGAAGAATTTATTAAGTCGGCATACTATACTGCATTCGTAAAATTCGGCACATATTGTAGTGATGCCAATGTGTTGAATGTTAGCAGATTTGTAGATTGGCTGTTAAAGAATCAAGTCAAGATTGATACATGGAATACTGACACCACCTATACAAAATTTCTAGTTGAATACTTGCGTGAAGAAGATCCACTTGATGCAGTTGCAAGAAGTATTGAAACAACACAAAAACTAGCTGAAGTTGAAACGATACAAACTAAAGATGTATTGCGTTATGCTAACCGTAACCGTGTTTGTTATGCGATAACAACAGGTAAAATTAGCCCATGGATGTTATATCAAAGTAATAGTGGCACAAAGTTTTTAGATGAACTAGATCAAACACAGGTTAAGATGGTTCTTGATTATATTAATCCTGAACTATGGGCTATCAAATTTAAACGGAATCCCGACAAAGTAAAAGAAATCAAGGGTTTGCTTGATGCCGCAGGATACTAAATACAAGTATACCGTCAATATTCCATGGAAGTACGGAGATACAATTTCAAATTGGGATGAAAAATGTATCTTTGCCATAGAAACATTTGGACTTCCGGGGTTGAAGTATATTACTCATCTTACCGAAGATAGTATGGATTTTATTTTTATGGAAGAAAAGGACGCTATACATTTTTCTTTAGTATGTTTATAAAATTACTAAAATTTGATTTGCCATATGGTGCTGGTGGTATGTCAGCGCAAATGGCTAGAGCATTAGTACTAAGAAGATTTGAACGATTCCGCAAAGAACAAGGTGTAGAGTTTAAGTATCAAACTGCGGGTTATGAATTGTTTGTATGGTTCACTAAAGAAAGTGACTATACATACTTTACATTGATGTATGATCCTAACGATGATTGGCGCCCATACACATTAGTAGAAAAAGAGATTACAGGTGAGCAAGACTGATGTTGCTGTCTTTAATTACTATGATTATGATAAAGGATGGGACAATACTAATCCAGGATGGTATACTATCATTTTAGAAAACACAAGTCCGTTCAAACACTCTGAAATAGTAACTTGGCTCTATGAGAATATAGATGGAACTGAACGGCATACTAGATGGATACGATTTGCGGAAAGTTCTGGCTTTAAATTTAGATATGAGCGTGATTATATTATGTTTACATTGAGATGGTCATGAGTAGCCCTTTTATATTAAATAAGTTAAAACACAAATACACAGTTACATGGCCCGCATTCCACGACATACGAGGTAATGACAGTTGCAATAACTTACTCAAAATGTTATTTGAAAAATTTAAATTAAATCAGGTGCAGTTGCTATTGAATACCGACAACATGGTTACTATTAATGCCCATGTTTGGTATAGCAATAGTGGAATGAATTATAGCGAATGGTTAATGAGCCAATATAACATTACTGGAGTTGTGTTTGATAGTAAAGAACACGCAACTGACCTACAAACAGAATTAGAAAAAAGGTACATGTGGAAACTCCTAAAAGCATAAATATAGAATGGGTAGATAATGTAGTTAGGCTGTACAAAATTAAAGCTACAGAAGCAATAGACTACAAGTATGAACTTATAAGAGCAGGTCTTGTTCTTGATGTTGATTTTCAATGGGTATGGTATACACCTACTGAGGACGCAACATCAAAAGTAGAATTTATTTTTAAAAACCCTGCTCATGCTACCTTATATAAATTAAAATGGGAATAGTATGAATGTAGTTAAACACCAGCTTACCACAGGCAACGGCTACCTTATCCTTGAAAAAATAATACCAGATGAATTGATTGATAGTATCTTGGCTAAAAAAGAATTACTGTATCCAGTTCGTGCTAGTTCTAGTAACAAAAAGTATGCCGAGCGTAATGAGATTGAAAAATTACCTAATGTAAGTGTTTGGTGGAGCCAATTTGTTATGGATTGGCCCGAAGTTATACAAATAGAACAATTAATAAACCCCACAGTTAATATGCATCTGCCTAAAGCAGAATGGTATGCTAGCGACATTGTAACTATAAACGCAGGATCTACTTGGATCAATCCCCATGTTGATACTCCGCATAGATTTAAAAAATATAACTTTAACAAAAACTTTTTAGGCATACAAGCTATAGTTTCCTTATATGACTTAGATAAAACTAATGGAGCTACAGGTATAGTTCCTAAAAGTCAAATGGTAAATTACAATATAGATTTTTGTTATCAGGGAATGTACGACGGATTCTTTAAAGCGAATTCTATTCAGCCCTCTTTACCAAAAGGTAGTGTGTTGCTATATAACTCTAGGGTATTGCATTCTAGTATGCCCAATCCTACTAAACAAAATCGCCCAGCTCTCTTGCTTAATTATCTTGACAGTAGTATCATTGAAGATGTAAGAAGTCTAGATAATATTTGGCAAAGTAATGGCTAGCATCCCTAAAAGTTTTCAAGACTATGATGAAGATGACCCGTTGAACGATCAACGGAAAAAACGCTGGGATTACTGGGCAGCATTAAAACAAGTTCGGCAAGAATATATGAGTATCTTGGATACATCAAGTAATCAATTTGATGCCTACGAATTTGAAGATTATCTAGAAAATAATTATGGTGTAAAGATGAACATGGTCAATGGTAACATTACTGATGGTTACAAGATTATGGACGAGAAAAAATATTTACTATTTCTATTAAAGTTTCAGTAATGGCAAATGATATAATGGTTGATCTGGAGACGCTTGACACAAGCCCTTATTGTGTTATACTTACCATCGGGGCTGTGAGATTTGATCCTAAGGGTCAAGGTGTTATAGAACGGTTAGAGTTGCGTCCTACAATTGAGGATCAGACAGAAATACACAACAGAGTTATCAACGAAGATACATTGCGTTGGTGGAGTACACAAAGTCCTGAAGCAATGGAAGAAGCATTGGGAGATAGGGATCGTATTTCATTTAAAGAATGTATGGAACAACTTTATAAGTTTTGTTGGAATCGTAGAGCAGTTTGGAGTAACGGAGCGGCATTTGATGTGGTCGCATGCGAAACAGGCATGCGTCAAACATTAACTGATTATCCTAATCCTATACCCTGGCCTTTCTATACTGTTCGTGATACTAGAACATTGTATGAGATTGCCGGAGTAAAATTAAAAGATGGTGGACACAAGACTAGTCACAAAGCAGTAGAAGATGCTGAACGACAGGCAATTGTTGTACAACAGGCTTACATGAAATTAATGAAGGCAGGTTTTATGTCATGACCTACACATTTGTTTCAGCATTGATGCTACTGATACTTATATTTGATCCGTTTGGAAATTTTCCCATCTTTAGTAGTACACTAAAAAAGTATAGCGTAGAAAAAAGAAGTTGGATTATCGTGCGTGAGCATTTTATTGCTTTCGGTATTCTATTTCTTTTTATGATTGTGGGTCAGCACTTTTTAAGTGCATTGGGATTAAGTAATGCTAGTCTCCAATTAGCAGGCGCAGTTATTTTATTTCTTATTGCTATAAAAATGGTATTTCCTAATGATTCTAATGTTGAAGAAGAAATATTGGACCATGAACCATTTATAGTGCCATTGGCAATACCATTGATTGCAGGACCTAGTGCGTTAGCTACTGTGATGTTATTAGTTAGTCAGCAACCCGATGAGTTTTGGGTATGGGTGGCAGCGATGGGAGTAGGTATTACCATAAGTATGATTGCTTTATTAATAGGTGATAGAATACAACATCTATTGGGTAATAGATTTTTAATTGCTATGGAAAGATTAATGGGTCTTATATTGGTAGCAGTTAGCGTTGAAATGTTATTGCGTGGCATAAAAACAATACAATTATGAAAATTGATACTGATGTAGACATTGACTTAGCAGATAGAAGTACATTACTGCAACATATAAAACATATCCCTTCAGCTATGCTAAAGGTAAATCCTATTCGCAAGCATGCTACTGGAGTTCATATTACAGAAATACCCTACGATCCTGTAAATGATATGGCAGCTATTGACTATTCAGACGCAGAAAAGAGGGGTTATTTTAAGTTGGATTTATTGAATGTACATGTTTATAAGCATGTCCGTGATGAAAAGCATTTGATAGAACTTATGCGGGATCCTGACTGGAAGAAATTGAATGATCCGTTCTTTGTAGAAAAACTAATTCATATTGGAAATCATTATCCGTCACTAACTAAGATGCCCGAACCAGTCAATAGTATTCCTAGACTTGCTATGTTTCTAGCATTGATTCGCCCGGGAAAAAAGCATCTGATTGGACTACCCTGGATTGAAGTAGCAAAAACAATATGGGATCGTGGCACTGACGGATATCAGTTTAAGAAAGCACACGCGGTTGGGTATGCGTGGCTAGTAGCAGTACATATGAATTTATTAGTAGAATTAGGAAATACGCTTGACTAGCGTGATACTACGCCTCTTACTACGGCGTTTGTGAAGTTCATTCATACTACATGTGGGCCCGTGTAAAATTACTAAACTTTTATTATTAAAAGTTCTTAGATAGGGCTTAAAAATACTCCATTCATCTTTCAAAAATAGATTTATAGGTATAAGTCTATTGCTTTCCCACCACCAAATATCACCTAGTTCTAAGAATTTACTCTTGATTTCCTGATCAACAATGGCTCCGTAATCATATATTGTGGTGACTGTATCATCCCTGTTTTGCACTATTCCTACATAGTCTTGATTAGCGTATGAGCAAACCGTTATAAAGGGATGATTTTCGCTCAACTTCTTAAAAAAATCGTTTAAAGCCATTAATTATTATATGAATAACTATTATTTACTCACCTTACCCGAACTATTTATTTTAATTTTTTTCATGCTAAATACAGTAAAGGAAATCTTTTGTGTATTCAACATCGGTTTTTATTTACACACAACGACAGATAGTTGTGTTATTGACGGGCAATTCAGTAAGGAAATATATGCCACAGTATGCCAAACCTCTAACTCTACATAAGGGAGTTGACAATCAGCTCCAGTTTCAATTTTTAAATCAAGAACAAAAGCCAGTTGACATTACTGGAAAAAGCATAGTTTTTAGAGCTATCAGTTATAATGGTAGCGAAGTTCTATTGCGAAAAGCATTGACATTACAGTTACCATTAACAGGTATCGCATCATTATATTTGAATGCAGCAGACATTGAAAATATTGATGCACAAAGAGCACATTATTCATTAGAAATTCCAATCGGTGAATTTGATTTCCCGGTTTTCGTGGATCAGAATGCAGGCGCCCGCGGAGATTTGTATATTGTTAATTCTGTATTACCTGCATTTATTCCTAGCGAAACTATTACAATTCCTACAGGACAACCGTTTCCTAATTTAAATCCTGATGTAAATCCCAATAATCCATTACCTAACGCTAACATTTACTATAGTAGTGTTATCAACACAGAAGACAATCCCGTACTAACCATACAAACTCATTTGACAGAGTTTAACGGTACGGTTGGAATTGAAGGATCTACTATTGTTGACGGTGATTGGTATCCAATTACTATTAGTGAAGATTATGCCAATGTAACTGACACATTTGGATGGTCTATTCGTGGATATCACCCATATGTAAGAATGGTATTTACGAGCAACGCCGGCGTTGCAACAAACATATTGGCTAGATAATAGTTGATCTTCTATAGAAATCATGTTATACTTACATGATGTTTGATATCCTGTCTGTTATTCCGGGTAAGAAAAAACTCACACAAAGCGGTTGGCATAGTTTCAACGCAGTGTGTTGCCATAATCGTGGTCACAAACCCGATAAACGCAGTCGCGGCGGAATCAGAATGGACGGTGATAATTGGAGTATGCATTGTTTCAACTGTGGGTTCAAGTGTGGATTCATGTTGGGAAAAAGCATAACCAAAAATACAAAACAATTATTGATGTGGTCTGGCATAGACGAACAGCAAATCCAACGCTGGAGCCTTGAAAGTTTACAGCATAAAGATTTATTGTCTTATGTACAAGTTAAAAAGAATAAAAAGAAAATCAAGTTTAAAGAACATACTCTTCCCGAAGGTGAATTACTTGATGTAAACAATCCATTACACAAAGTATATGTGGATTATGTGCAGGCACGGGGTATAAATGTTAGTGACTACCCGTTCATGATTACACCAAATGAAAGTGGTCGCCAAGGCAATAGAATAATCATTCCATATACCTATCAAAATAAAATTGTAGGTCACACCAGTCGCTTCTTAGACAACAAGACACCTAAATACATCAATGAGCAACAGCAAGGATATGTGTTTGGTATTGATTTTCAAAAACCTGAATATGAAGTTTGTATATTGGTAGAAGGTATTTTTGACGCATTAAGTATCAATGGTTGTGCGTTAACTCATAACACAATTAATGATGACCAAGTTGAGTTATTGAGCCAACTCAATAGAAAAATTATCTTTGTACCAGATCGTGATAAGACAGGGCTTAGTACTTGTGATAAAGCATTAGAATTAGGATATAGTGTTAGTATACCAAATTGGGACAATGATGTAAAAGATGTAAACGATGCAGTAGTAAAATATGGTAAACTCCCTACATTACTAAGTATCTTACAGAGTGCAACTACAAGTAAAGTCAAAATAGAAATACAGAGGAGAAAACTTGAGCACAGAATATAATAGTGATATGCAGTTGTTGTTTTTGCGTATGATGGTTACAAACGCAGAACTGTATACACGGGTCATGAATATCATGAACCCAAGTAATTTTGACCGCAAATTAAAACCTGTAGCAGAATTTTTAGTAGAGCATAGCAAAAAATATAACATTATGCCCGACCCTGCGCAGGTAAAGGCATCAACAGGAGTTGAAGTTGAAAACATTTCAGAACTTGATGATGGGCACTATCAGTGGTTTCTAGATGAATTTGAACAATTCACTAAACGACAAGAACTTGAAAGAGCGATTCTTAAATCAGCAGACTTACTTGAAAAGGGTGAGTATGGTCCTGTAGAAAAACTAATCAAAGACGCCGTGCAGATTAGTCTACAGAAAGATATGGGTACAGATTACTTTGCTGATCCTAGAGCACGATTGATGGCATTGAAATCTAACAATGGACAGAATAGCACTGGCTGGCCTAGTATGGATCAGAAATTATATGGTGGTTTCAATCGCGGTGAACTTCAAATTTTTGCAGGTGGCTCAGGATCAGGCAAGAGTTTGTTCATGCAGAATTTAGCAGTTAACTGGGCACAAGCAGGATTAAACGGTGTGTATGTAACACTAGAACTTAGTGAGGGCTTGTGTAGTATGCGTATTGATAGTATGATGACAGATACAAGCAGCCGTGAAATCTTCAAAGACATTGACAATGTTGAAATGAAGGTCAAGATGCTACAAAAGAAAGCAGGTGGCTTGCGAATCAAATATATGCCTGCTCAAAGTACAGTAAATGATTTAAGAGCATATTGTAAAGAACTTCAAATTCAAACAGGTTTGAGACTTGACTTTTTGTGTGTAGACTATTTGGACTTGCTCATGCCTGTCAGCGCAAAGGTCAGTCCTTCAGACTTGTTTGTGAAAGACAAATATGTATCGGAAGAGTTGCGTAACTTGGCTAAAGAATTAAATGTATTATTTGTCACAGCAAGTCAGTTGAACCGTAGTGCTGTAGAAGAAATTGAATTTGATCATAGTCATATCTCAGGTGGTATTTCAAAGATTAACACAGCAGATAATGTGTTCGGTATCTTTACTTCTAGGTCTATGCGTGAGCGTGGACAGTATCAATTACAGTTAATGAAAACCCGTAGTAGTTCGGGTGTGGGACAAAAGATTGAGTTGGAATTTAATGTAGAAACATTAAGAATTACGGATCCTAATCCTGACGCAAATACTTACAAAGCTCCGCAACCTAGTCCCAATGATCTAATGAATAGGCTTAAAACTCAGAGTACAGTAGTTTCAGAAACTGTAGATCCAAACACAGGCGAAATTCAGCCTGAAACTAAGAAAGTGGTCGCTGATGTAGGAAGTGCAAAACTCAAGGCCCTATTAAATTCGCTCAAAAAATAATCTAGATACTAGATAAATACTAGATGCAAAAGAAAACCCGTAGCCTATTAGAAGAATTAGAGTCCATTGGCAGTAATCGTGACATGTCACATATTATTGAAAATAGGGCTCATAATATCATTACCAGTGCTATTAATTTACTAGAACTTATTAATAGACATTACGATAAAGATAAGTCTGAGGTTTTAGAAAGAAAACTTTTGAATGCTATAAAAAGCAGAGACCAAAACCGTTTTTCAAAATCATTAAAGAAAACTAAAGAACAAGACGAATAATATGAACTTATCGGAATCTTTATCTAAATTGACAGACAGGCTAAAGGATTTGGATTCTTTAGTCTTTGAGGCAAAGGGTCATTTAGACCATCCTGAGGATCTGGTATTTTTAGGTGGAAGTGACGGCGCCAATCAAGCTGTAGATGCAATTGTAAACACCGTTAAAAATCCCAAAGCAATTACAATTAAATGGGACGGATATCCTGCATTGATATTCGGGCGTGGTTCTGATGGGAAGTTTTCTATCATGGACAAGCATATGTTCAACAAAAAAGACGGGTCCGGTAGAGCAATCTACAGCCCTAGTCAGTTTGTCAAATATGACAG